GATAGTCCGTATTAATTTAAATAAATTAATCATATTTACACCTAAAACAATCGGTTGTTTACAATAATAAAATTCAAAATCATCTGATTGTAATCGTAAGTGCACTAATACAGTATGTGTCGAATCCATTTTCATTATCTTCATACCAGTATCATCAAACTCCATATTGGCATCAGTCAAAATTTCTTTCAAAGCTTCAATTAATATCCGAAATGCTGAACTTTGGACAGTTTTGACATCTAAAATTTTTGACATAGTCTGTTATAATAATTATTATAAGTTAATTACTTAAATACTTTAACGAAAACTTCAAATATATAAAAAATATTTATTTCTGTTTATACTATATATTAATAATGAGTAATCGAACAAATAAATGTTATAAACCTTATTATATTAATAATGATTGCAAAATAAAATCACAAAGCAAGTATATGGTTATTGAAAATAAAAATAAAAAATGTCCACCTTCAAAAAATTACCATTGTCATTATAAAGCAACGGGGGAATTAGTATGTAAATCAAATATAATCGATATCCACGATTATATGAGAAAAAAAAATGTTATTGATGTGAATAAACAATATAAAGAAATTTCTCAAGGTGGAATTCAAAAAGCCCAATGTTTATATGATGCTTTTGGTAATTTAGTATGTGATATCAATAGTAAGTATTGATTTTTCTAAATGTATAGAAATATAAAATTGAAACATTATTTTTTGTAAACATAAATATTTATAAAAAATGATGTTAATGGCTCAAAGGGAAAATAGAGATATTCCTTTATTACAGTTAGATGATTATGATGATGATGATGAAGAATTATCTCCGTGTTTAATGAAATTATATAAAATTTTTAATTGGTTTTCATTATTAGTAAGTACGTATTTGGTTTCAAATAGTGTATTACTAAAATTCAAATATTTAGATTATATTGAATTGGATGATAGAATTCTTTATCCATTATTTGGTATTGGCGTTTTATATTTGATTTGTTCTTTACCTTCGTTGTATTGTTGTCTTAAAAGAGCGTGTATAAAATCATATTGCTTATATTTCATGTATGTGTTACTTGTTTTAGAAGTTGGTTATGGAACTATTTTATATATACAAAAACCAGAATTATTTGAAAATCTTGGATTGAAAATATTTTTATTATCTTTAGGTTCTTTTCATTTAATTTATCTTATTTTTCTCACAGCATTAAAAAATTGGTGGTGTTAAAAACATAAAGTAAATTTCTAAAAATATAATAAAGATGAATTATTATCAAGTATTAGAAATTGATAACGATGCGGACAATGATATGATAAAAAAAAGTTTTAGACAATTGTCTAAAAAACATCATCCTGATAAGGGTGGCAATGAATTAATTTATAAAAAAATAACAGAGGCTTATAATGTTTTAGGAAATTTAGAAAAAAAGAAAGAATATGATAATTTGTTATTTACTGTGAAACCTAAACAACAAACTATTATTTTGAGTGAAGATGAAGATGAGGAAGATTATGATAATATAATACCGGAACAAACTTTTTTCCGGCCAAAAAGAAAATCAACTAATTATTTTCAAAAAAGAGATCCATTTGAAAATGTGATAAATAAATTTATGCAAGATAATCGCAATTATATAAATTTGGAAGATGGTGATGATGATGATAATAATGAACAAGATGAAAAAATTAATATTTTATTAAAAAAATTGTATAATGATAATCATCTTAGTATAGAAATTCTTGAAATAATAAGCAATAATTTTCCATATAATATCTCACATATTACAAATTTATGGAGAGATATTTTACAAAAAGAAAGTCAAACAATAAAAGAGGAGAAAAAAACATATAAAATATCTACACCAATAAGTAATTTGATAACAACAAATAAAAAGAAAATAGTAATAAATTATTCAAAAGTATGTACTAAATGTTTGGGTATATTTAAATATTATAAATGTAGAGGTTGTTTAACAACATATAAAAAAAAACTGAACAGATGTTTAGAATGTCATACAATCTTGAAAACGATTTATTGTAAAAATTGTAAAGGAACTGGTAAATTAAATAAAAAATTATCATTAAATATTGCGTTATATATGATGGAAATAATACCTAAAAATTATAAAAATATTGTGATACAAATTATTCCAAAAAATTGTAATAATTTCAATATTGTAAACGATATTGATTTAAAAACAAAACACAATATTTCACTTTACGATTGTATTTTTGGAACTACTATAAAGGTAAAATATTTCACTCAGAAGGTATTAGTAATAAAAATTCCCCCTAAGGTTTCTATTCACACACCATTTATAGTTAAAAATTATGGAATTTTTGACAAAACTGGAATTAATCGTGGAAATTTATTAATTGAATTAATAATTAAATATCCTGAACATATTACTGAAAAATCCAAATTATTACTTAAGTCTTTAACATAAAAATATATAAGTATGTAATCAATATATTGAATTAATAATAATGAGTTCATTTGGTCGTTTATACAAAGTAACAACATTTGGTGAATCACATTGTGATAGTGTTGGGGTAGTGATAGATGGATGTCCTTCTAATTTAGATTTAACAGAAAATAATATTCAATCTCAATTAGATAGAAGAAGACCTGGTCAAAGCAAAATTTCAACTGAACGAAATGAAACTGATAAGGTAAAAATTCTTTCTGGCATAGAAAGGGGAAAAACTCTTGGAAGTCCAATTGGTGCGATTGTTAAAAATAGAGATATGAGACCTGAGGATTATAAATTTGATAAAAATAATTACCTTGTTCGGCCATCACATGCAGATTTAACATATCATTTGAAATATGGAATACATGCTTCTAGTGGTGGTGGAAGATCTAGTGCTCGTGAAACTATTGGAAGGGTAATAGCAGGAACAATTGCTGAAAAATGGATGTCTGAAAAATATAATATAGATATAGTAGCTTGGGTAAGTTCGGTTGGTAATATTAATTTTGATATATTCAATGATAAATATAAAAATTTGTATCAAACACTAGGTCGTCAAGATGTTGATAAATCAATTGTTCGTTGTCCTGATGAAGATATAGCCCAAGAAATGATTAAATATATTGAACAATTAAAAGAAGATGGTAATACAACTGGTGGAATTATTAGTTGTGTTTGTAGGAATGTTCCACAAGGATTGGGAGAACCATGTTTTGATAAATTAGAGGCAAAATTGGCACACGCAATGTTATCAATTCCATCAACTAAGGGATTTGAAATTGGTTCTGGATTTGCTGGAACTAAATTAACTGGCAAAGTTCATAATGATATTTTTATCAAAAAGGTTAATAGAATAGGAACTATTACAAACAATAGTGGTGGTATCCAAGGTGGCATAACAAATGGGGAAGATATATATTTTAAAGTGGCATTTAAACCAGTTTCAACAATTAAAATGACACAACAAACGGTTGATTTATCCGGTGTTTCTAAAACTTTAAAGGCAAAAGGGAGGCATGATTCTTGTGTTGTTAATAGGGCAATTCCCATAGTAGAATCAATGGCTGCGATGGTAATAATGGATGCTATTTTAATACAAAAAATGCGAAATTAAAATCTTCTTATATTATATAAAAAAATATGATTAAAGTAATTACTCAAATTTTTGACGATATATCTCCTTTTTTATCACCAAAATTTATTGGTGATATGATGGTCAAAACAGCACTTTTATTTTATATATCATTTCAATTAAGTAAATTTATTGATAAATTATTTCCAGATGTCGATGAAACTAAGAGTACTCCAATGATTTGGATTGAATTCTTAATACAAGTAGGTTTATGTGCAGTTATAGCATTTTTGTATAGAATTATTTTAACAAAATTAGGAAATGCATACGACTTTTTGGATGATGAAATGTCTAATCTATCAACAAAAGGTGCTTCTTTAATTGTTGGTATGTCTTTCCTTGGAATGCAAAAAAAATTAAAAGCAAAATATAACATTTTGAAAAAAAGAGTATAAACTTATTTTAAAATCTTAAAAATTTGCATAACAATAGAATCAATATTATCATTAGATTTATTATTAATAAAATTATTATTTTTATCTATTTCTAAATATTTTTCAAGATCTAACATATATTTTTGAGTCACATATCCTTTTCTATGATTTAATCTTTTTATAATTGTATTTCTATCTGAATTGATATAAATAAAATTGACCAAAGGATTTTTATCTTTAATTATTTGTCGATGGGTGATAAATAATGATGCTTGTGAAACAACTAAATTTTTATGTTTTTTTTTAAGTTTATAAATTTTGTTGGCGATAATATAGTGATATTCCTTAACATCTTCTATAGTGAAATGTTCTCCTTGTTTTAATTTATTTTTCATTTTTTCGGGAAGATATTCATCAGCATCTTGAAAATGGAAATTGAATTTATTTTTATAAACTTCTCCAATAAAATTTTTACCTGCTCCGGGTAACCCATATAAATATATTAGCATTAGATATCTAAATTATATTAATATTATTTTAAATAAAAGGTATATTGTTATGTAAATTATTATATATTAAAATTGATTTAAAAATAAATTTTTATATATAAAATAAAATTGATTTTAGTTTAAATGAATTAATTAATTATGGAAAATATTCAACCAACTCATAAATTTATTAAACAAGTAAATAAATATGAATCCGTTGTTGATGATGATATTACGTTAGATAGTAATACAACTTGGGAAATTGTGCGTTCATATTTACAACAGCATAGGGGAAAGCAATTAGTTGCTCATCAATTAGATTCATATGACAATTTTATTGAATATGATATACCAAATATAATTAAGGAACATAATCCTATTTTAATTACTAAAATATTTCAAGATAGTCGTTATTCTAAAATTCAATATCAAATCACTTTTGAAAAACCAAATATAAGTAATCCTATTACGACTGATAGTTCGGGTAGAGTAAAGAAATTATATCCAGATGAAGCGAGAATACGACACTTGACTTATTCGATGCCTTTAAGTATTGGTATAAAACAGACTGTTATTTATTATGATAATAATAACAATATAGTAAATAGAAGCAATACTTTTGCTAATAGAATAGTTGTAGGACATATTCCAATAATGGTTTGTTCAAAATATTGTTTAGTATCTCGTAATATGCATAATTATAAAAATATTGGTGAATGTCGATATGATTTAGGTGGTTATTTTATTATAAATGGTAGTGAAAAGGTGATAGTTTCTCAAGAACGAATGTGTGATAATAGACTTTATATATTTAAAATGAGGCAGACAAAATATTCCCATATATGTGAATGTCGTTCTAGTAAAAATATTAGTGATATTTATCATTTAATTCAAGTAAAAATTTTATCAAAAGATGGATTAAGTGGAAAATGTACATTAAAAGTGCGTATTCCTCATTTACGAGAAGATATACCAATATTTATTTTATTTCGTGCTTTGGGGTTTACATCAGATAAAGAAATAATTTCATTCATAAGTGGCGATAAAATAGATAATGATTACATTGAATTGTTAAAACCATCAATAATAGAAGCGAATGATTTAATATTTCAAGAAAAGGAAATAAAAACACAAGAGGAATCTTTAAAATATATAAATAATTATTTGACTACTAAATGTACTAATGTAATGGACTATTTAAATCGTAGTCTTTTACCACACATAGGTAATAATCCAAAAAATAAGTGTTATTTCTTAGGTTATATGATAAAATGTTTATTAGATGGTATTTTAGGTAAACGAAGTCTTTCTGATAGAGATCATTATTCAAATAAAAGAGTTGAGTTGCCTGGAACTTTATTATCACAAATATTTAGACGATTATATAATAAAATGTTAAAAGATTTGAAAGCGTCTATTTATAAAGAGATTAGTACAAGTTGTGAAGTTAATATTACAAAACTAATTAAATCTTCAACAATTGAAAATGGATTTAAATTTGCTTTAGCAACAGGTAATTGGAATATTAAGGCTGGAGTAAATAAAAAAGTAGGTGTTGCTCAGGTATTAAATCGTTTGACTTATTCAGCAACTCTTTCACATTTACGACGTTTAAATACTCCAATTGATAGATCTGGTAAATTAGTTAAACCTCGTCAATTACATAATACACATATTGGAATATTATGTCCAGCGGAAACACCAGAAGGGCAGTCAGTCGGTATAGTTAAAAATCTAGCATTAACTGCTAATATAACAATTGGTACTGGTAATGAACCAATTAGACAAATTTTATTTGATAATGATTTAATAAAACTTGAGAATTTAAAATGTAGTGATTTAAACGATACTACTAAAATTTTGTTAAATGGTGATTGGGTTGGTAATCATAAAGAACCAACAAAAATCGTAAAAAAATTGCTTAATCTACGAAGAAGAGCTGAAATTGATTATCAAAGTTCAATTGTTTTTGATACAAATTCAAATGAAATTATTATCAATACTGATACTGGGCGTTGTTGTAGGCCATTATATATTGTCGGTGATGATAATAAGTTATTAATAAAAAATGAACATATGAAAAAAATTATTTCTGGAAAGTGGTCTTGGAAACATTTAATCCGTTTTGGATTACTTGAGTATATTGATGTTGAAGAAATGGAACTTTGTATGGTTGCAATGAATATTTCTGATTTAGAAGGTGCTGAAATTAAATATACTCATTGTGAAATTCATCCAAGTTTAATGTTAGGAATTTGTGCTTCGATGATTCCATTTCCGGATCATAATCAATCTCCGAGAAATACTTATCAAT